TAATCCAGAGCGCTCAGTAATGCGTAACACGTGTACCGCAACCCTTTATTTAAAATTCAGTTACGACGTTCGTAATATCGTTAAAAGCGATAAATTCAAACAAATATTTCCAAACGTTCAATTATCAGACGACAAAGCTAATTTACAAGGTTGGAATACAAACAAAGCAAAACAAGTAAGTTATTTCGGTGCGGGTGTTGGAGGTACGATAATAGGATTCGGAGCGGATAACATAGCGGTTACGGATGACCTTTACACAGGATTAGAACAAGCCCTTTCAGATACTCAGAACGATCGTATTATTCAATGGAAAGAAGCCACGCACGATTCACGTTTTGAATCAGGATGTAAAAGAATAGATATTGGTACTCGTTGGAGTTTAAACGACGTAATCGGTAGGCAAATGAATGACGGCATTTATGATAAATCAATTGTTATTCCAGCCCTAATAAACAACCATTCCTTTTGTGAATCAGTAATGACAACAGAAGAATATTTAACTAAGAAAAAACGTACCGAACCGAGCATTTGGGAAGCTGAATATATGCAAAGTCCCGTGGATATTAAAGGACGTTTATTTAATGACCTGAAAACAATTCCATTAACCGACTTTAATTCAATCAAAGATACCATTCAGGGATGTATTGCATATTGTGACGTAGCGGATCAGGGAGCAGATTACACGGCATTTGCTATTTTAGCCGTATCGAACACGGATTTCTATTTAGTGGATTACGTATTTAACAAATCAAATACAGACGTTACGCTTCCTTTAATCGCTCAAAAGCTCAATCAATGGAATGTAGCGTATTGCAGGGTTGAAAGTAATTCAATGGGCGCAATGTTTAGCCGTAATTTACAGAAGGAAGTCAAAACTAAAATACTCCCGGTACACAATTCAACAAATAAGATAACTCGAATTATAATGCAAAGCGTTTGGATCCAACAAAGAATGATTTTCGTTAATAACGGAACGCCAGAATGCGAACAGTTTATTCAAAACGTACTTCATTTCAGTAAGGAGGGCAAGAATAAAAACGACGATGCACCCGACTGTTTAGCAGGTCTTTCGATATTCACTCAATCGATGTTTAAAAACCTTGCTTAAATTTTAACCCTATTTTTGTTTATAAAATAATAGTTACATTTGCCAAAACTTAATTAATGGCATTCGATTTTATAAGCGCATTCGTTGACAATTTCGCAAATACAGATAGATATCGAAATTTAACGCGCCAAATATTCCCTCCAGCAGTTCAAATTTGGGGTAAAAAAGAAGCCGTTTGGCTTGATACTGGTGACGCGTGGCGGTTGTTTATTGATATTCCAGAGCTTCGTAGCGTAGTAAATAAAAGGGCTACAATGATGGCTTCAAATATGCCAATGTTATACGATAAAAACGGTAACTTAGTAGAAAATCACTGGATAAATGACCTAATAAACAAGCCTAATGGAGTTCAATCATGGTCGGACGTTGTTTATTCAATGAGTGTTCAGGACGCTTTGTATTCAAACGTCGTTGCTTATTGTCCTTTGAGATCCTTTGGACAAAGAAATTTAATCATTACTTTACCAAATAACAAAATACAAATCAATTTAAGCGGAAAAAAGTTGAAACAAATGGAGATGAACGATTTAATTACTTCGTTTGTTTTCACCTACGACGACGGCTCCAAAGAAACAATTGAACTTCAGGATTCAATCTATTTAACAACAGCCGACGGAATGAACATTGTTCGTCCTATTTCGCGTATTGATTCACTTAGATTACCTTTGTCAAACATAATGGCAAGTTATAACAAGCGAAACGTATTGCTTGAAAACTTAGGAGCGATTGGAATATTATCAGCACAGCAGAACGATTTAGGCGGTGCAATACCAATGACACCAGAGGAGCGGTTAAAGATCCAGAGAGATTGGTATAAACGCCAAAAAGACGAATTAATTATAACTGAATCAAACGTTAATTGGCAACCGATGAGTTATCCAACTCGGGACTTAATGTTATTTGAGGAATTAACTGAAGACAAATTAGCAATTATTGACGCGTTCGGATTGAATTATAACCTATTTTCAAGTGAAAAAGGATCGACATTTAGCAATGTAAGGGATTCAATTCGCATGGCGTATACCGATACGATTATTCCAGAAACGCAACAAATTTACGATTCAATGATCGCTCAATGGGGATTGCAAGGTGAATACTATTTAAAAGCAGATTTTAATCATTTGCCTATATTACAGGATGATGAAAACCAAAAAGCAACAGCACATAAAACAAAAGTTGAAACGGTTAAAATGATTACTGAATTACTACCGTTAAGCGAAGAGGAAGTACGTAATTTATTAGATTTATAGCAATGCCAATACCTAAGCCAACAGGAAACGAAAACGAAACGGAATTTATTAATCGTTGCATGAGTGACGATACAATGGTTTCAGAATACGACAATGAGCAAAGAATGGCAATATGTTCTAATGTATGGAATGAAAAAAATGTAAAGACAATGAGTAAATACGAAATTAAAAGCGGATTCGAAATTAAAGACATGGATAGTTCACGCCGTGAGGTTGCCGTTTATTTGGCTAAATTCGGAAACGTGGATTCAGATAACGACGTAATCCAAAAAGGTGCATTTAAAAAATCAATTCAGGAACGCGGACCAGAAACAAGTTCAAACAGAAAAATCGCATTCCTTAGACACCACGATTGGGAAAAACAAATAGGAGTTTTCAGTAAATTACAAGAGGATGACAACGGGTTATTTGCCGTTGGTAAATTAGGAACTTCGACAATGGGTGAAGATGCTTGGAGAGATTATCAAGACGGCATAATCAAAGAGCATTCAGTAGGTTTTCAACGCGTGTCTGATAAGACTAAATTTGTAAAAGATACGTCAAATCCTTTGGGCGGATTCACTTTATTACAAGAGGTGAAATTGTGGGAAGGATCCGCAGTTACATTTGGAGCAAATGAGCTTACCAATGTAGTTGAAATCATGAAAAGCGAAACCAAAAAAACATACATAGATAAAATTTCCGAGGACTTACAAACAGTCATCAAAGCCTTAGTAAATGGAAAAGGCTCAGACGAACGTTTGTTTGAACTCGAAATGAAAGCCAAATTCCTGTCAAGTCAATTGACTTTACTCGCACAATCCGAACCGCAAGAGCATTCGGTAAAATTGCACGAGCCGGAGCAAACTATATTTGATTGGAACACGGTATTTAAACAACTTTAATTATTAATTTTTTTTAAACTAAAAATGGAAAACAATTTGACACCAGAGCAAGTAGTTGAAAAGATCAACGGAATGTTCACTGAAAAAATGGCAACCGTACCTACAAAAGACGAAGTTGCTCAATTGAAAAGCGAATTAGATAACTTCAAATCAATCGAAGTTAAGAATTCAGAAATGGAAAAAGCAATTGCTAAAATGGAAGGTCGTTTAGAAGCAATGGCAGAAAAAGCGGTTGACGCTCCAAAAGCAAAAGGCGCAAAAACTTTGAACGAAGCCTTAGTAAAAACGTATACGGATAATGTTAAATCTATTACTGAATCAATCGAGAAAGGAAACAGAATTACATTAGATGTTAAAACCGATACTACAATCGACGGAGATTATTCTGGAAACGTAGCGTTAAGCGTATTAGAGCCGGGAGTAAACAGAATTGCACGTCCTATTCGTAGAATCCGTGAGATTTCTAACGTTGGTTCAACAACTTCAAAATTCGTTACTTATATCCAACAATTAACACAAGTTGCTCCGGGTGCTGAAGAATCACTTTGGGTTAACGAAGCAGGTGCAAAATTCAATGGTCAAGTATCTTATGAAGAGGTATCGGAAGAGGTTAAAAAAATCGCTGCTTATATCAAAGTTTCAAAAGAAATGTTAGCAGATTTGTCATTCGTTCGTTCTGAAATCAACACTGAATTAATGGAAGCAATCGAGCAAAATATCGATTTATCTTTGGTTAACGGAAACGGCGGTAATGACTTGAATGGTTTATTAAATTATGCTCCTGCATTCAATGCTGGAACATTTAACAATGCCGTACCAAGTGCAAATATTTCCGACTTAATTAGAATTGCAAAAGCTCAAATTGAAGCGGCTAACTTCATGCCTACTCACGTAGTATTGAATCCAGAGGATGTTGCTAAAATCGAATTGACAAAGGCTTCTGACGGTTCGTACACATATCCAATATTCTTCGATGCAAACATGAGAGTAGCAGGATTAATCGTTGTTTCTTCAAACAATATCACAGCGGGTACAATGGTCGTAGGTGACTTTACTAAATTCAATATCAAATTCCGTGAGGATATGAACATGAGCGTAGGTTACGAAAACGACGATTTCACTCGAAACATGGTTACAATCCTTTGTGAAGCTCGTTTAGTTTCTTATGTGAAAGGAAATGACGTTAACGCATTCGTTCAATCTGATATCGCGGTAGATATCGCAGATATTACAGCACCTTAATTTTATTCAATATGGAAAAGAAACCGAGAAAAAAGAAAGTTGCGAACGTAGAACTCGAAAACAAGATTGAAACACCAGCTGTTGAGGTTGTTAGTTTGGATCCAAATAAAGAATATACGTTTGTAAGTAATGGCGTTTTTCCCGGACTTGCAAAAGGTCAAGTTTGGAAAATGCTCGGATCAAAAGCGGAAAATTTGATAAATAAGGGATACGGAAAAATAAAATAAAATGATACTTTCAATTCAAGATTTTACGGGCAAATATCAGGTATCGCATGGAATGTACGACCAAGCTAAATTGCAGGATTACATTAACAGATACGAGCCTCGATATTTAAAGGAATTATTCGGAGTTACTTTGTACAATGATTTTCAAAGTGATTTGTTGAATAACGTTCCTCGAAGCCCTAATTTCTTAATTCTTTTTAATCCACTTTCCGAAGATATGGGCTACAATTTCTATTATTTCAATGGAATATACGAAGGCGTAAACCAAATCGACTCAGAGGGCATAAAAGAAATGTTGAAAGGATTTATTTATTTTGAATACGTTAAAGACCTTAGCAATCAAATAACGCCAATAGGATTAGTAAAGCCAGAAAACGAAAACAGCACCGTTGCGAATACTTTATTTTCAATGATGTACACTCGTTACAATGAGGCGATACGATCCTATAATTCAATTCGTGATTTTATTCGATTTACAACTCCTTCCAAATTGGGACAAGCGGTTACAATTTCAATAACCAATGCGGGTACTGGATATGTAAACCAAACGAATGTAAGTTTATCAGGAGGCACGGGAACGGGATTAAAAGTTGATATTACCGAAGACGGATCCGGATTAGTTGACGAGGTTACAATCGTCGAAGCTGGAACGGGCTATTCAATCGGAGATACATTCACTTTACCGGGAGGAAATAATAACGCCACGATAGAACTAACATACGTTGGAATCGGAGATTAT